GAAATCGAGGAAATTTTAGCTCTATACGAAGTTCGAACACCTATCGTTGGATCGTGGGGACACACTATAATCGCAAATGGTGGAACTAAATCAGGAACAAGGTTTAACACTTTCACTAATTCTTTGATGATGCAAATTGGGTTGAATTACCATTACATCAGAATGGATTACCCAAATGAAGGTTTAGACCTGGTACGCGAAGGCAAATCTGACGATTTGGATTTTGAAATGGATAAAAATGATTCTATCCAGAATTTTGGGAGAACAATGTCATTAATTCACATGGTTGTACATCCAGATAAAACTCATTTGAGAGATCCGGTTTGTGATAAGATTGACTTGCTCGGTTTCGACTGGGATTGGTTAGGAAATCCGACTAAATCACTTGATTGGGTAGCTTCGAAATGTATTTATCCAGAGTCTTTCATTGACAGTTCTTTTGACGATCGACTTATCATTAGGTTAGTATCAATATTAGCTCAAATTCAAAATGGACAAGAACCGTTATTCCATCTTCTTTCCAATTTATCTTCTGATGTCAGAAAAGCATTTGCGTCATGTGAAGACATCCAGTTGTCCTTCTACAAAACAAGAGATGGTCCTCGGGAATGGATTACTTTACCAATAACTACCATTTTGCGTGTAGGGTGGAGGATGTTCTAAAACCGAGAAAGTCACTAAGTTGTCTGAAATGCAGCAAAGTTGTTAGGAGTATTAGCCTGGCTATGGTGAGAGAACTCACACCCTGAATAGGAAAAAGGCGTCTTATCCGTGAATCTAAGTAATTAGAATCAAAAATATGCTGAGCTATCAGCCAAAGAGCAAGAAGGGCAGCTTTAATTGTATAAAGTATACAACGCAGGCAAATCTGAAGCAGGTGGGTGAAAGGATATATCTCATTTTGTAAACTCGGTCCCTAATTTGTTACTCTGTAACATGTTTTTCCTTTGTTTAAAGATAAGACCTCTACAATCTTATTTATTGAGTCATTCTATTCGATCTATGGCGTCAAACTCAACGCGTAAACAGAAATCGAAAGGTCGTGGCATTAGTAGAGCCAATGACAGTGCTTTTAAAGTATTAAATTTAACACTTTCAAATAAGTATTCTATATTTGATAATATGCCGCATAAATTGCGAAGTTATTTTTCAAAAGTTAAAGCAACTTATTCGTTAAATTTTGACTTACTACATCGTGGTCTTAGTTTATACTTACTGTCAAATTCTAAAATAACTCAACAGTTACGTAAGGATTTAGCAATTGAACTCAGATTGGAAGGGAAACCGACTAGAGCTGATATTCTTTTAAGACTTTCGAAGGTTATGATTGAACGTTCGTTTGCGTTAGCAAAGTATTATACAGAGAACGTTTCTGATTATCGAGATCATTTATCTCTTGGGATCCATCTCAAAAGAAAATATCCTTGTTTATTCTTAAAATTTTTAGGAGTCATGAGGCAAGTTGAGCGAACGGCGAAAATACCAAATAGTTCAAGTTACATTTTTATTGAGAATAGTAAGATTAAGTCAGATTATCAAATTACTTCGAAAGAAGGATTGAGAGACGTGTATTCTATTAGTAGTAAGTTTGAATTCTTCAAGGAATTAGAGACTTTAACAGAATTATTTAATGTTTATGATCCAACTTTGAATTTGGATTTTAATTTAATGGAAGAACTGCCAACTTTAGGCTCTTATTTATCATGTTTAGTGAAGAAGACCGATTCTGGATATGAATTAACACATTCAGATAAGTTACCAACTGCATTTGAAGCGGCTGAATCGATTTTATTTTGTGTAGATTATGATTTATCTGGTATACCAAGTAAATTAATAGGTTCACATGTTTACGATGTACCAATTGATCTTGAAGATTATGTTATCTTAGAATTTTGGAAAGAGTTTTACGCATCGAAAGGTGTTACTGCTATCTCATCTATGGAAGCAGCATCTGTGCCTTATGATATTTCAAAAGTTAATACTAAATTAAATATTGTCGAAAAATTATCGAAAACAAATGATTCGAGTGAGTTAACCGATAGCTCCAGGGCCATTGATGAATCAAGTAGTCAGGGTACCACAAAACCTCCAAGTTAGACAATAAACTTAGAGACTTTCATGGCTTTCCGACGGCGAGC